ACACTCTTTGGTGCTATTGGAGACTTCTTTACAGGCATCTATGATGGTGTCGTAAACTTCTTTACAGTAACAATACCAAATGCTATAGCATCGTCACTAGACTTCTTAGGCAGAATGTCTGAAAAGGTCATTGGTTTCTTTGGTGAAGTTTGGAATGGTATCACAACATTCTTCTCTGATGCAATGGTAGCAATAGATGAAATGTTTGCAGAGTTTGCTTTCTATCAGTTCTTGAAGCAGACACTTGGTGAAGTATTCGATGCAATCAAAGCCCTCTTTGGTGGCGACTTCAGCATGGAGAACCTATCAAATCTATTTGGTGGATTGTTTGATATTGTAACTGCTCAAATCAATCTTGCAGTCAATGCTATTAAAGACTTATTTGGATGGGGTGATCCAGAAGAGCCATTCAGACTGTCAGACTTTATTCTAGAAACTATTCAAAATATTATTGACTATATCAAAGAAATTATACCGTCTTTTGATGATCTAAAAAAACTATTTCCATCACCAAGTGGTGTATTCAAAAAAATAGGCAGCGCCTTTGGTTTCGGTGACGATGATGATGACAAACAAAAAGAGTTGGATGAAATCTATGAGAAGCAAGCAAATGCTAGAAAACTAGGTTTGTCTGAAAGAGAAAAGCAAGACTTAAAACAAAGAGAGTTGGCAATCAAGCGTGAGATGCGTGGTGATGTAGAAGGTCGCCCTGGAGCATCTGGTGGTTTGACTGGTGCAGAGATTGATGCTAGAAGTAGTGCTGAAGCAGACAGAAGAGGTAGCGGTTCAGTAGCGGATAACTCAACAACTGTTGCTGTGAATAATAACACGCAGAATAGTCAACAGAGTACTACAGTTACACCAGCAAAATCTAATAGACGAGTAAGACGATCTGAACTCAGAGGCGGCGCTACCGAATACAAAGGTAACAATCCAGCAATCTTAGCATTCTAAAAAAATAGGGGGCGAAAGCCCCCTAAGTTCTTGCGTCAGAATGACGGTTAATCTTCTTCTGCAAGTTTCTCAAAGAAGGAGAGTGTATCATCGTCATCATCCCCTACACTTACCGACTCTTGTTTAGGAGCAGGCGCAGACTTAGCAACAACTGGTGCTGGTGCAACATTGTCATTATCTTCTGCTGTTGTAGTAGGCTTTGGTGATGAACCATCTAGACCAAGAACACGATTCAGTCTTGCTTGCAGTTCTGCATACGTCTTGAAGTTCTTACGGTCTAGAAAATCTTGAAGTGAATACAAACTTTCATACACCTTTTCCAGTTTGTCATCATCACCATCAAGAAGTGCAGATGGTGTATCGAACTCAGACTTATCATAGTTACGATAACCTTCTACTTGACGAATCTTCAGTTTGAAATCAGCACCTTCCCAAAAGTCAAAAGGATTGATTGGTGTCTCATCTTCAAACTCCGGATTCATCGACTCATTAAGTTTGTCGAAAATCTTCTTACCAAACTTATAGAGAAATACTTTACCTTCATTAGATGGATTAGCAGGGTCTTTCACCACATAGATGTTAGCGGTGTATGAGAGCCTACGCTTCTGCTTACGAGCCTGATCTTTACCAGCATCAGTGCCGTTATTCCACAGCATTGAGTTGTATTCAGATACAGGGTCTTTCTCATTGAAGGTAGTCAGAGAGTTCTCAATATACCAACCGCCTGGACCTTGAAAACCATGATTGAAAAGACGAACCCAAGGCAAGTCTTCGCCTTTAGGTTCTGGTAGAAAACGAATAACAGCGTATCCGTTACCAGCCTTATCAACAGTAGGTTGCCAGAAGCGATCATCAGCAGATGAACCTTCGGATGGTGTATTGATTTTTGTTGTCTCTGAAACTAGTTTGCTCAAAGAGTTTGAGCGTGACTTTTTTAGTGCGGCGAAATCTGTTGCCATTTTTGTATACCTCGTATGTTGTGTATGTTGTATGTTTTATTTTGTCCAATATAGCATAATGTAAGCATTGTGTCAAGTATTATTTTGTTGTATATTCCACATCATGTAGAAACCACTGTACATCATAATGCTTGTCACTAGGTAATGCTTGGTATTGTTGTGTCCAAGCAATCTCTATTTCGTATTCTTTTAATCGTTCTTTTAGAACTGCATTCTCCTCTCTAAGTTCCCTAAGTTCACCGACATATGCTTCAACTTCGTTATTCATTGAAAACCTCCAATGTTAGTTTCTTATATTTTGCCTTGTCGATATTGGCATAACTATACAGAAACCTTGGATACTTGTCAAGCAAATTCAGGAAATCATTCAACATCATATCATCTTGCTTGCGCCAGAGTTTTGAATAGTTCACCAAATCATTGAGAATGACACATGTATTTATGTGTACTTTATTCCTCAAATATAGTCTATAGAGTAGTGGATGTCCTTTCTCAGATATGAATACTTTATCGAAATCAGACTCAAAGTCATGAATAGTCTCTAAGTCTTCTTTATAGTTGTATGTAAGAGATTCAAGATTCTTTACATACTTCTTATATATAATCTCTCCTTTTCCGTTTATCATATTACCAATCCAAGTGTTGTCTGAATCAGCAATAATGTTAGATATGAGATACTTTACAAAGTCTTCTCTATCAAACCTCTTAGCAACCTTTTCAAATGTCCATCTATCTTTACGAGACAGATAAGAACTTTCATTCACCTTCATCTTTCCATTATAACGAAAGTAATCATACGACTTCTGACGAAAGTGATTGGTGACTGCTAGATAAGTTTGATATGCTTCAAATCCATTCATATGGGCAATCTAGCAGTCTTAGGCAAAAAGTTCAAGTCTTGCGCTTCTGCTTCAATCTTTGATTTGAGTACAGCACTAATGAGTTTGGCAGCTACCTCAACTTCTACATTTTCTTTTTCGCAATACCATACGACAGCATCCATGTATGGAATACGCTTTTCAAATGCTATCTCTTCAATCATTTGAGAGAACTTCTGTGTCGTCATTACTTCAAGAGCCATTATCAAATACCTTGTTATGTGTGTTGTTTACTCTAACAAAAGTTGTACACTTTGTCAAGTCTTTTATTTTTGATGCTCCGACATATGTACACGCCGATCTGAGACCGCCGAGAATATCATGCACAGTATTAGTAACGCTTCCTCTGTAGGGAACAACGACTTCTTTTCCTTCTGCGGCTCTGTAGTCTTTAAGTCCACCAAAGTGTTTGTCATTTGCAGTCTCCGAACTCATACCATAGAACTTCATGCCTATGGGTTTTGGATTGTCGTCTTCAAATACTTCTTCTCCACCGCCTTCATTATGTCCAGCAAGCATACCGCCTAGCATTACAAAGTCTGCACCACCACCAAATGCTTTTGCTACATCACCAGAAGTAGTACAGCCACCATCAGCAATAATATGTCCACCAAGACCGTGTGCGGCGTCTGCACACTCGATGACTGCTGAGAGTTGTGGCATACCGATACCAGTCTTAATGCGAGTCGTACAGACAGAACCAGGCCCAATACCAACTTTAACGATGTCAGCACCATTGAGAATCAACTCCTGTGTCATGTCTCCAGTTACAACATTACCAGCAATAATGACGAGTTCTGGATGATTTAGACGTAACTGATAGATGAAGTTGCTGAATGCTTCTGTGTATCCATTTGCTACATCTACACACAGAATATGTACATTACCATCAGTCAGTTCTTGTACATTACAAAACTTTTCATAATCAATCTCTGTAGAACCAATAGACATAGCAACACGACTCATTCTGTCAAAACTTGGTTCGTCTGGATCAAAGAACGCTACAAGTTCTTTAACAGAATAAGTCTTCTTCAGACAAGTCATCATATTGTGTTTGATTAGAGCGTCAGCCATTTCAAATGTGCCAACACCGTCCATGTTAGCCGCTATGATGGGAATACCAGTATAACCAACAGGTCTTACATTATCTGGAAAACTTGGATTATAGTTTCTATATCTCAACGATCTTTTCAAGTCCACATGTCTACGAGACTTGAGTGTAGAGCGTTTTGGTTTGATTAAAACATCACTATAATCAAGTTTAATATCATTTTCAATTTGCATCTTCCCACCTATAGAAAATATGATCTTCAATTCGTGCAGTTCGTGTTTTTGTCTGCGCCCATGCTGGTGTTACATAATAAGCATGATAATGTGTAGCACCGTCTGTGTAGTCAATCATGTAATCATACTTAACAAGAAATGCTCTTGCAAGCCACATGATATCATCATACACTTTAGCGTCTTGTTCTGGTATCTCATCAGACTTTCCATCACAATACCAAGAGAACTGACAACGATGTTTCACTGGAAATGAAATAGATGGGTCTCTCCAACTCTTTCTAGTCGGCCCTTCATAGACGACTTC